TACAATAAGAGCTAGACCATTATATTTAACTGAGGCTCCTGGTACTGGCGGCCCTGTAGTAAGTGCTAACTTATACTTTAATCAATACATAGGAGTTGGTGTTGCTCTTGGTGTATTGTTATTTAACCCTGGCACACCAACACAGATAATAAACTCTAATGGCCAGTGGCCTAACATAGTTTAAACAATGATACTAACTCAATAGGATACTAACATGGCAGATGCAATAGAATTACGAAAAAATCCACTAAGTACAGCTTCCGATATTATAGGTAACTTAGCTCCTGTATTCCTAGGTGGTGGTACGACTAATAGTACAGCAAGTAAGAACTCTCTTAGTGACCAAATATATGCAGCTCTTGCAGCAAATATAAATAACCCAGCTTATAGTAAAGATGCTGCAATTAAAGATTCTGCAACAGCTGTTACTACTACTATGGATAGGGCTATGCAACAATACCTTCCTCAAATAGCTAATGACCAACTAGGTTCAGGTAGCTATAGTAACACTACTACTGATATGCTAGCTACTCAAGGTGCGGCACAGGCAGCAGGACAAGCAGCACTTGTACAACAATCTGCTATTACTAACTACGGTCAAATTAATAACCAAGCTAATTCTAGTATAGGACAAGTACTTGCTGATGCGCGAAACACTACAAATACCCAGACTACAACAGCTCCTAGTATTAATAATTTAGGTGGTAGTGGTATAGCTGGTATGTTACCTTTACTAGCTGGGGCTGCTGTTGCTGCTCCTATGGCTATTAAAGGAGGACAGTCAGTACTTGATATGATATTTGGTAGTGGTGGTGAGTTCAATGGTAGCGGCCCTTTAACTAGCTTTGGTACTCAAAGCGGTGCAAGTAATATAAGTAATTGGTTCTCTGACTTATTTAGCTGGTAAATAGTCATGGCTAACATAGGTACTACTGCAACATCTTCAGATGCAGCACAAGGTACTACTAATGTAAGTACTGGCCTTATTAATTCCTATTCACCTGGTACTCTTAATAGCGCAGGTCAACTTATTGGTACGCCTCTTATAGCTGCAACTAAAGTTACTCCTACATCAGCGCAAGTATCTGCTCTTGGTGACCCTAATTCAGTAAGTAATAAGTCGTTTTTACAAACTACCTTAGATAGTGCTGATACTCCACAAGCAGGGCAAAATGAAGTTAATTGGTTTGGTAATATTAAACAAAATAACTTAACAGTAATGGCAGATAATATTACCAGTATCTGGGGTCATCAAGCTCCTACTGATTACTCTAAAGTAGCGATGGATAGTATTGCTATACTTGAAAGTGGTAATAATAACTATAAATCTGCACAACTTACAGGAGTATTTGGCGGGCCTAGTACTGGCAATAATGTAGTAGGCTTTTACACTGGAGCTTCCAATGATAGATATGGTAAAGCTATTACTAGGAGTAGTACTAACTTTGCTCAAGATATGGGAGGTATAAATTCTCAGCTTAGTGCTATGAGTGCGCCTAACCCTAACTACATAGGCTCACCACAACAGTATGGTAATAGTAATTCTAATAACCCTAACTACGATGGATTCAATTCTAGCTCCATAAGTTATCCAGGTGACATAGGCTATGTAAGTAATACACCTTCTGGACTCAGTGTTGGTAACTCCTATGCTTTTACTCCTACCCCTCTCGATAACTTTATGACTAGTGCAGCTAAAGAGTTCTTACCTATGCTAGCAGGCCCTTTACAGCCATTAGTTAGCTATGGTATGAACCAGTTACCAGGACCGAAATCCTTTAGTGGACAAGCTATGGATTGGGCAAGCGATGTAACTGGCTTGAGTAATTTTAACTTCAGTAGCGTGTTTAATTAACATATCAACTTAACAATTTAATAAACAGGATACTAACATGGCAATGACAGCAGAAGCTTTACGTAGTACAATGGAAAAACTAGCTTCTATTAATGCTAGCATAGAAGCTAAAAATAGCGAACAAACTAAAGCTACAAGTGCTCAGATAGCTGCACAAGAACAAGCTAACACTGCACAAAAAGTAATAGATGCTCAGCAAGGTGCTGATGCAATGGAAGCTAACAACCGTACAAAGATACAAGGTGCAGACCTTGGGGCAGACCCAAGTAAAGCTAACTATCTTATAGCTCAACTTACTCAGAGTAAGCAACATCACACTCAAGAGATGCTTAAACAGCAACAAGTTATAGAGCACATGGATAGTCTTAAGTTCTCTGATTCGCCACTAGAATGGTTACAGGCACAGTTTACTATCAATGATGAAATACAAAGTCACAATGACCACTTAGCAGCAGCTAAGGAATCAGGTGCTGCTATTGATGATATTAGTGCTAACATGACTTCGTTAGCTAATACTAACTCTATCATGACTAAGACTATAGATAAAGAAACTCTTGCAGCTTCATTGGAAGTTAAAGCTCAAACAGCAAATGCGGTAGTTGCAGGTTTACGGGCTAACGCTTCTGAGACTGATATTAAAAACCAAGCGTTACTTAAAGAAGGTTATACTAATATAGTTGCTCAACACTATAATGCTAAGTCATTAGAGATGCAACAACAAGCGTTTGCTCAAAAGAAAGCTCAAGACATTATACAGAACGCTAATACTAAGAGAGGTTTAGACCAGACTGATACTAGCAATACTTTAGCGCGTGAAAGATATAACCATGATGCGATGTTACAAGATTATAACTTAGCTAAAGATAAGGTAGCAGTAGAAGAAAAAGCTACTATGTTAAAGGCGGTAAATAATGGTTTAACTGATATGGGCGAAGGAACTATTAACCAACAAACTTTTGAGCAACTTGGTAATAACACTGTAATGCAAGCTAAGTTTGCTAAGGCTTTTGCTATGGGAAATACAGGTACTATTGGCTCTACTCCTTCTGAATCTTTGCACACAATTGAAACTTATAACTTAGACTATCGTGGAACTCCTAGGCAAGAAGTTGTAACTCTTATTAGGGATGTAGCTAAGGATGTTAAGTTACTTAATGCTAAAGAACTTAATGCTTTACATGGCGAAGCTTATGATAGTAGAGTGCGTGAACTAATTAATACAGGAGTTAATGACAAGTCTCTGGAAGGTATGCGTAATCCTGAAGCCCCTAATTCTGTGTATGGTTTAGGTTCTATTAATAACATACTTAAACAAAATCCAACTTTAATGAACACTTCGCTATATAGAGGTTTCCTTAAAACACAGATAGAAACTAATAACCCTAACTTTGAAGCTGAAGCTATGGTGCATCAGATAGAAGCCGCTTATACTACAGGTGCTATTAAAGATAAAGCTCTAGCTTATAAAGAAATGTATCAGTTTATCCAAGCCGGTATAGCCACTAATAACGTGCAGAAAAAGTACGATACTATGGGCTTATTACCACAAACTACTTACATGATGGTACCATCCAGTAGACCTTGGTTTTTTCAAAAGTTATTAACTAAGGCACTTGAGCCAGAACGAATTATAGCTCCAATTAATATAGCTAAGTCAGAAGCTACGTTTAACACATGGTTACTTACTCAACGCTTTGCTTCAGGTATACAAGATTACAAACATGCAACTGGTAAGGTATTTGGGTTTGATGACTTACTTAACCCTAAGATACCACCAAAGAACCCAGAGACTATGGGTACAGCTAATATTAATGACCCTGCTACTGATGACCCTGCTACTATGCCAGTACCTGTTAAAGGTACGCGTAACCAATTTGGAGGAACTAACTAATGAGTACTGATACTAATAACCAGAATATAGAACCTAACATAGAAGACCCAACATTACCTACAAGTAACCGTAAATCTACAGTACTAACTCCAGAGACTGTAGCTGAGTCTGGTAGCGCTTATGATAACTTACCTAGTTACTTAGTACAAGCCAACAACCACCAGATAGCGGCTACAGGTGATACGTCATTAATAGACCATTTTAAACAAAGCATAATTGACCCTTATATAGATGGAGCTAAAGCTACTGTTGGTGGAGCTGTTGGTGGAGCTATTGGCGGCATAGCTTTGGGACTTCCAGGTGCTGTAGTAGGTGGAGTAGTTGGGGCTATTAGTGGACTTACAGATGGACACTTCGTACAGGCTTCCTTAGCTTCTGGAGCTAATAGCTTCTATAATACAGCGGCTGCTATAGCTAATTGGGGAGGTATAGATATAGCTCAGAATGATACTCAACAGTTTATGGAATCACTAGATAGTGACTTAGGTAAATACTATGCTGATAACAAGCAGTCAAGTGATATAGCAGGGTTTGTAGCTACTTCATTAATACCTGGTACTGCTGCGCTGAAAGCCTATAACTGGAGCACTAAAGCACTGACTATGGCTAAGGGTGGTTACATGGGTGCTGGCATGAGTGAGGCAACAGGTTTACTTATACCTACTCAAGGAAGGTTCTTAGCAGCAGCTGAGGCTGAGATTAACTCTAGCTCTGCGGCTTTCAGTTACATAAATACTAACTCTATCAGGTCGGTAGCAGCAGGTATTGGAGAACACGCAATACAAGGAGCTATCTTTGAAACAGCTATAGCAGCAACTATGTTTAAATCTCCTATATTAGATGATATGGACGTAGAGGATTTAGGTTGGAACATCTTACATGGTGCTATGTTTATGGGAGCTGTAGGTGCTGTAACTACTGCTGTTAAATCATCAAGTATGTTAAAGAAATCCCGCGAAGCTAGTGATATTGAACTAATGCCATTTACTCATAGAAATGATTTAGGTAATGGAGCTAACCATAGTGATAAAAACATTATGGCTATGGAAGATAGATTCAACATACCTGAACCTACTCCGGAACAAGTAACTGCTTACGGCAACAGGCCACAACAAGCTGGTGAAGCTAAGCGTGCAGGTATAGCTAACGATGTACGTAATAACAGCAGAGCTATGTCTAATGGTGATGATGTTGTTGGTAACAAGGTTGCTAACGAAGTACTAGGTATGGCTGATACAAGACAGGTTGGTGACGCTATGCTTGGCTTACGAGAAGTAGGCAACATTCATACAGTAGGTAAGTTAGAAGCTGAAGTAGAGCAGATAGGTAGTAGGTTACTAAGCCCTAAAACAACTCCTGCTGAAGTAGAACGAGTTAGAAATACTAACACTAGGTACTTAAAAGTATTTGGTGAAATGCCTGTTGGTGGTAACATACTTGAAGACTTAGTACCTCGTGCCTTAGGAGTAGTTGATAAGCTTATTAAGTTTGGACAAAAGGTTACTGTAACTCCTGAAGGCATACGCTTTGGTGAGAGTAAGTTTATACCTGTACGCTACGGACTAGGTAAGGATAGTAATAAGTTCTGGGATGTAGGCGCAGTTACTCAAGAAGAAGCTGAGGCAAGATACTTACACGCGTACCATAGTGATAAGTTACCTGATAATGCAACACTGTATACTAATGATTTACCTGCACTAGAAAAAGCTTATATGGAATCTGCTAATACTGCACCTGCGGATTTTACTCATATACTTATGGATAAAGATGGCTCTGCTACTTTCATGCGTAGCCGAGAAGATTTACTTAGTCATATTATAGAGCGCAAGGCAGCTTTGGCTGATGAACTACGTACCTTACAGGTTCCTACTGGTGCTAAGGTAGATGGTAAACACGTACTTGGACTTATTACTAATGGTGAGATAGCTAGAAGGCTTAATGTAACTGTAGGTTATCTTGAAAAAACTAAATTTGCTACTAACATTGAAGATGATGTTCTTGCTAACCAGTTCCATGCTAAGACGTATAATGATAAAATGTCAGGTTTAGGTTACCAGACTGCTAAGCATCCTTATGATGTATTACTTGAACCTCAACATGTTAAGTTACTTTATGATGATACGCCTATTACGGATGTAACTGGCAACGTACTTAAAGGTATGGCAGCAATCAAACAACTACAAGTTGCTAATACACTTGCAACTAAGATAGCTACAGCTGGACTCTTTGCTGAGCATGACCAATACTTTTTTGACTTACCTGATAAGATTACATTGTCTGCTAGTAGTAGACAAAACGGTGGAGGAAGATATAGCTTTAGTAATGGTATCTACGGTCAGATAGATGCACACATGGGTAGGTTAGGACAAGTTACTCACAATGTTATTACTGCTCGTATTAACAAAGCTACTGAGAAACTTACGCCAATATTTTCACAACTTAGAAACAATCAAGGCGCAGCGTTAGAACTAAGTACAACTCTTAATAGAATACAGAACACGCCTGAGCGGTATGTACTTAGCACTGATGGTAACTCAATAGTATTACGAGGAGTCAAAGTAGAAGAAGAAGCGGCAGCAGCATACCAAGAAGCTCAAGCTGCAGGAACTAAGGGAGTTAGACAACCACAGGCTTATGTACCTACTGACCCTGATGCACCTGCAAGTATTCCTATTATTTCACCTATAGTACGTGACTTCTTTGCCGCACACGTAGAACTTAATGGTGAGCGTATAGGTCACTTAAAAAGAATACGCTCAGTACAAGGATTACAAGATTTAAAAGACCCTAATACTATATATGTGCCACCAGTAGACCCTAAGTTATATCCTAAAGTAGCCTTTGTTATTGACAAAGATATAACAAGTACTGGCCACGTTAAGATGATACATGCAGCTACTGATGTTATGCTTGATAAGCTAGTAAGTCAAGTTGAAACAGGAAGGTTTAGAGTTATAACTAAGAAAGACTCTGAAGACTTCCATAAGGCTTACGGTGATTACCAACATGACCTTACACTACATGAAACTTATATAGATTCAGCCTTATTTAATAAAGGTATCAGTACGCCTTACTTTCCAGTTACAGATGCAAACAAGTTAGTAGATGGTTTAGAAGGCTGGCACTTAGAGAAAGAACGTCAACTGGTACGAGAAGCTGTAAGTACTAGATACGCTAAAGAGATAGCAGAACTAAGAAAACTTAGTAACAACTATACACGTCTTAGTACTAGTGATGTAGGCCGTAGTAGTATATCAAGTAGTGCGCAAAATGCTGTAGCTCATGACCCTTATCAACAACTGATACGTACTATGCTTGATAAATCTAACTCAGTTGATGCTAGTAATTGGACTACTATGAACAACTTTTTGGATGACCATGTTAGTAGTATCTGGAACACGCTAACTAATAGTATAAGAGCGTCAAAGAACCCAGCTGATTTAGATGAAATTAACAGGGTATTTCAAGAAGCTGGTATTAATACAGGTTATTACAATGCAGCACTTCACGCTTATGCTAACCACACTGCAGGTAAGGGCGCATTAACTAACTTTGTACAACGGTCTAATGCACTTATGGCAAGTGTAATGCTTAAGCCTGATGTACTACAGGCAGCTAATAACCTTATTAGTATGAGTATACTTGGAGGTTCTGAAATACACTCAATAGCTAATGCTATATCTAAAGGTAACTCAAGTATAGTTGGCGAACTTGCAGGACTTACACATCTTAAAGTTCCTGGTACTAACGACCCTATTTTTACTGTACAGAAACTTATAGCTGATGCACATAAAGATTGGTTTGATGAAGCTGCTAGGTTAAAAGAAGCCCAAGCAGGTTTTACTACTAGACATACTGTTGAGTACCATGCTGTTAATGAGGCTTTTACTATTACTGGTAGAGAGACTGGCTCACAGTTGTTAGATATAACCAACAAAGGCTATGATAAGACTATGGCTTTCTTAGATAAGACCGCTAAGTATACGGGTAACCAACTTGCTGAAGAGTATACACGCTTTATTACTGCTAGAGTTATGAGAAAACTTACTACGTTAGCTTCCGATAATGGCTTATTAGATGCTAACCTTGCAGATAGTTACATAGGAGCTGCTGTTAATAGAGTCAACGGTAACTACTTAGCTTCGCAACGCCCACTTATGTTTCAAGGCCCGATAGGTCAAGCAGTAGGTTTATTTCAAACTTACCAAATAAACTTTGCTCAACAGATGTTACGTCATTTAGCTGAAGGAAGTAATAAATCAGTAGCATTAGCTATGGGACTACAAGGTACTATCTATGGTATGAATGGACTACCAGCTTTTCATGCTGTTAACCAGTACTTAGTTGGACAAGCAGAAGGTAATAAGCATAATAAAGACTTGTACTCTGCGCTGTATGGCTCTGTTAATAAGGAAGCAGCTGAGTGGGTTATGTATGGTGCAGGTTCAAGCGCCTTAGGTTTATTCCACCCTGACCTAAAGGTTAACTTATACTCTCGTGGAGATATTAACCCAAGGAATCTTACCATACTACCTACTAGCTTTGCTGATATTCCAATAGTAAGTGCTAGTACTAAGTTCTTTGGTAACCTTAAGGAAGTATTTAATAAGCTTAATGATGGTGGAGCAAGTTGGACTACGTTACTTCAAGGCTTAGAACATAATGGTATTAACCGCCCACTATCTGGGTTAGCAGCAACGCTGGAAGGTTTCACTAACTCTGCGCATAGAGCTTTTACTACTAAGAACTCTGGTGAACTAAGTGCAAGTAATGATATGCTTAGCTTAGTAACTCTTGGGCGCATAGCTGGAGGTAAACCATTAGATGAAGCCTTAGCTCTTGACTTAGCTTATAGGTCTACTGCTTACCAATCAAGAGATACTCGTATACGTAAAGAGCTTAGTGAAACAGTTAAAAGTACTATGGTTGGTAATCATATGCCAGGTAAAGACCAAATGGATAACTTCTTAGATGGTTATGTTAAAGCTGGTGGTGACCAGAAGAACTTTAACAAGTTTATAATGAAAGCTTATAAGTCTGCTAATACGGCTCAAGCTAATGCTTTAGCTGACAAGTTAAAATCACCTTACTCACAAGGTATGCAAGAACTATTAGGCGGAGCTAGAATGAAAGATTTTACTAACACTCCAGCAGAACCAACAATAACAGGAACTAACAAATGATACCTTACTATGATGACAGCATTAAACGATACATAATATTAGATGGTGTACTTAACTATTGGGATGGATGTAAATTCGTACCTACTGAGGTTAGTTATGATGCTACACTTGGACAGTCAGTAGTTACTACTTCTTTAGTTGCTGGCACTTTTGACTGTACTAGTTATCCTATTAAGATGGCAAGTCTAGCATTTAACATTAACTATAATCTACAAATGACTCCTTTCTTAAGACAAGGTTATTTTTATTATAGTAGTTTAGTTGGTTGGTATAATACAACAGGAACTTTAATAGTAACTAATGATGCACTTCACTACTTTAAAATATCGCCACCAACTGTGGGTAATTATAACTATGTAACAGATGGGTTTGTAATATTAGCTACGGCTGTTATTAGTCCTTTCGCTATGTATTATGCTTTACCCACTGAAGCTTATGCTATTTGGAATCCAGTAGTATCTTTTAGTGTTTCTGTTAAACCTCCTATTATGATTAGCTCTAACATAGCTGCTCTTATACCAAGCGCTAGTTCTACTGGTATGTATGTTATTGATTTAGCTAGTTTAACACCTACAGCGCAGAGTGTTGGTTTGATGTCCAGAGCTAGTTGGTATATAACAGCCCCTCAAAGTTTTAACGGAGATGCTATTAATAACCGTGATATTTTTGCTTTAGCTTGGAAACCTGGAGCAGGTTCTAATTTGCAGGTAATACAAGGAAATACTTACACAACAATAACTTGGTCTAACGTGAGTATTCCTACAGTAGTATTATCTGCCTCAGTGTATGCAACTTTTACTAAGCAGTACGTTATCATATCAGATGTTAATGCTGGCTTTTATGTAACTAAGTACAGAGATACTTTTACGTCAAATAGTACTTTAACTTTAGATACTTCTAGCTTTAAATCTATTTCTTTGGATGTAGCTTTAGCTGCTATAACAGAAACTACTATAGTATCTAATGATAACTATTTTGCTTACGTTGGCAGTACTGGAGTTAATGTAAGTATTGATGGTATTAGTTGGTTAACCATACCTAACACTCAGGAAGCTAATGCCAATAGTATCATAGCTACAAAAGAAGGTTTCTATGTAGAGACTACACTTAAAGGTAAAGCCTTATTTATAGATAGTAAGTGCAGAGTTAATATAGTAGCAAGTAATTCTGATGCATTTCCTAGTAAGTTAAATACTACTGTTAGTAATAATACTATTATATCCAGAGGTTCTAATGTTACTACAACTACTTTAGCTGTTACTTCAACTAGTCCTGTTAGTAGAACAGCTGATGTTACTAATGATTGGGGAGGAAATTGGCTATTAGCTGGAAATGTTATGACTTTCCTAGGTTATAACTTTGTTAATAACCTTTTTGCTACTACTCAAGCAGCAGTATTACTAACCTTACCTCCCTGCCCTTATAACGGACAGGTATTTACTTATACTACTAGAGCAGCAGTAACAGCATTTACTGTTAATGCCCAGCCCTCACCTATAAATACATTAGTCGGAGGGGCTACTACCTGGGTAGGAGGTACACTTGCAGCTAATACATCTAAGTCTTTTAAGTATAACTTAGTTGCTAATGAGTGGTTTGTACTATAGTAAAATAATATGCTAGGGTAGCAAGGACGCTGCCAATAACCATAACCTTGATACTAATTTTTGGAGATACTAATATGTCGCTTGACCCATTTACTGCTGGCTTTGACTTAGTTAAGACCAGTTTAGATAAGATATTCCCTGATGCTAATACGGAGTTACAAGGTAAGTTAGCTAAAGCTGCTAGCCTTATTAGTAATGATTATAACTTACAACTTGCACAAATAACTGCTAACACAGAGGAAGCTAAACATTCTTCATTACTGGTAGCTGGTGCTAGACCTGCAGCTATGTGGGTTGGCGTAATAGCCCTTGCTTATGGAAGCTTCGGCACGTCATTACTTAGTTGGATAGCAGTATGCTTTGGACTACCGCCGTTACCTCCACTAAGTAATGATATGGCAACAACAGTACTTACAGCTTTACTTGGCATAGGTGGTATGCGTTCATTTGATAAAGTACGTGGTACTGATACTAAGAAAATAGTAACCAGTACTAGTACCAGTACCAGTACCAGTAAAGGAGTTAAGTAATGTCTGCAAGTACTAATGGAACTAAGATAGCACCAGCTCATGAGTTACTTACTAGCTTTGAATGTACTAAGAGATACGGCGAACCTAAGAATGAATCTCATATGGCAGTAGTTACTATAGCACCTCAACTAGCTGTTGGTAAACTTCCTAAGAAAGTATACTGTAACATAGATTTAGCTCCACACTTAATTATGGCTCTTAGTAACATAGTAGCTATGAACTTAGTTAATGAGATACATAGCTGGGATGGGTGTTTCTGTATACGTGCTAAGAAGGGAGGCAGCTCCGCTAGTCTACATAGCTGGGGATTAGCTGTTGATATTAATGCTAGTACTAACCAGTTTGGTAAAGTACCTATGTTAAACAGTAAGGTGGTACAATGCTTTAAAGATGCTGGGTTTGATTGGGGCGGGGATTGGTTAGTACCAGATGGTATGCACTTTCAGTTATGTAAGAACTCTAGTACTATACGTGGTATTAAAGTAGATAGTACATTCACTGGTGAGATTGACCCAGCATTGTATAAGTTACCAGTATAGTGTTGTTATAAGTTAGATAATAAAAAACCCCGAAGTAGATAGGTAACTAAGTTACTTACTTACAACGGGGTTTTCTTTTATATATGTTACGGGATTAAGCTAATACTTGCTGACCTTCATCTAAGTTCCAAGGTATCCAAGTATTACAGTCAGGACAGTACTTAAGTTTCTTTGTTCGTATAAGTCCTAAGTAGGTATTGCCGCAGTTAGGACAATGCTTAGTACTTATAGGTTCTGCCTTACTAACAGGTTTAGTGTGCAGTCCAGATAATACTATTTGCTTTTTTGAGTTCATCTAATAACACCCTAGCTACGTCAATAGGTACATACCATCCATCCATTTCAATATTAAAGTAAGCTGCAATAGTAGATAACTTATCATCAAATCCATCATTATGAGCTACATTCTCTATCATATAAAGCTGTAACTCTTTATTCTGGTGTATCTCTTTCTGTAGTTCTAACAGTACTTCATGGAATGGTACTTCTGTACCACGATTAGTTCTAGCAGAAGCTCTTGAATTATTATCGTAACTAGCCATTAACCTTACCTCCTTTATTACTTTCTATATAACTTAGTATAAGTGATGCGCAGCCTGCTTGGTTAGTAGCATCATCTATGGCACTGTGAGCAGTACCAGTTCTCTGATATGTCTTAACTATCTCAGGGTATAATGCTTCTAATGTACGATAGCACATAATACTACGGTAGTTAATAGGATATATACTACTTAAGTCAGCAACCTCATAAGCTGCACGTAGTATAGGTTCATCAAAAGCTGCACCTTTACACCATAATCGTATGTTAGCTGGTTGATAGTCAGCAGTACTAGCTTTATACCATGCAGAGAACTTAGCTAAAGCTGCTCGTATATTAGTCTTACCGCTAAAGGCTTCATCCCTAGCAATAGAGTCTTGTCCATCCCACCATAGCATAGTACTTACACTATCAGTTAGACCAATAGCTAAGCAGCTATTATGAGATACAGTATCATAGTGTCTACGGTAGTCTTGTTCCATAGCACCTCGTAGCTCACCAGTTAAGAACTTAACTGCTCCGATACTAAGTATGCAACAACCTGGCTCAGTACCAGTTGTCTCCAAGTCTAGCATGATATTAATTATCTGTTCATTAGTATTGTTCATATTAATAGTTCCTTTCTTCTTCTGTTAGTAACGTGATATCAAATGTATCACTATCTTGTTCTCTTCGTATTCTACGTTTAACCATGTACCCGCCTTGCATGTTACCTACTGAACTTACTTGTATTATCTTACCTGCCGCCTGAAGCCCCTTAATAAGTTCTACTGCTACATTGATGTTATCTATGTCGCTATGGATAGCTGTTATTATATCCTTAGGCGGTATAGGTACATTAGACTTATCAAGTATCATCATAATTTTATGTACTATATCACTATGTCTAGACTTACCAAACTCACCTAAAGCTTTAGGCATTAGATGTTCAGTATGTGTAAGTACTGTATTAGCATAAATAACATCGTTAGCAGTAATGGTAGTACTAAGTCTTGCGGCACTATGAATAAGACATAGCTTAAGTAAATGAGTAAATCTACGGTTAGCGTAACTATCAAACCTAACATCCTCCATACCTTCCCATGTTTTATATAACTTATCTAGTAGTAATGAGGCTTCCTTAGTTACCTTAGCTGGCCCGACTACTTCTCTTCTTATACGTTGTAAGTATAGTACTAGTGCATCACGCTGTAAAGGACACGGAGGTTCTGGGAATGTTATCTTCCTACCAGTAGGCTCTCCGTATATAAGAAGTAACCTACTGAAGAACCCTTGTTCTAGTACTTGTGTTGGAAATGCAAGAGCGAATCCCGTAGGAGTATTACCTCCAAGGATACTAATAGTAGGATAAGGTACACATACTGACTTACCATTTTTAATCTTGTTCTGATACACATCATCGTAATCCCAAAAGCTTCCAAGTAATGATATGAAGTCTATATTACCATTACCTATGAAGTCATTAAACTCATCTGCTGCAATATAGCTTTCTACTGGTGGCTTGGTTGCCATGTTAGTAGCCATATCACCCCACAAGTTAGTATCTAATACATCGCTTGCCTCTATTTCTACTTGGTCATTAAGGTCAAGTAAGAACTTCTCTTTGCTGGTCTTATCAGGTGCAATAAAAGCATAGCCAGTAGTACGTACTAACTTCTTAGCTATTTTAATTGCACTAGACTTTCTATCTCCAGCTTTGCCAAGTAACATAATATACATGTTAGGATACACAGTAAAGTGTCCATGCTGGAAGAAGTAGTTCCTGCCGAGCATTGCACCTATAGCACTAATAGCACACCAACGATGGTAAGTATAAGTACTCTCTGTATCTGTTACATAGTTAGCATATATGTCAAAGAAGTCATCAGGTTTATCTTCAGTACCAGTACTAACTAACTTCTCTGATATATAAGATATGTTTACCATCTGGTATCCTCCTAGTTGCAGCTACTTGGTGCGCCCAACTTGTATAAGTGTTTCCATCTATTACCAGCACCTCTGCTACTTCGTGATAAGTAGTACTTGGTATGGGTGTTAGTTCCAATAGTTGAGCCGCACGTGCATCATTAGCATCTTGTTTAAGTTCATTTAACTTATCTAGTATCTTTGTTAGCATGTTAGCTTACTCCTATGTTATTCATTTTTCTTATCTCCCCAGCTAGTAAGGCCAGCGTTAATATCTACAGGTACAAGCATAGTTCTAGTAGTGCCACTTATATCAGTAACTTCTGTTGGTATTTCCATACAAGCTTTAACCATATCTATTAGATACTCATGACCTATACGGTATTGAAACAATATACTATCATGTACTTGCGCACATAGTTTAAAGTTATCATGATTAAGTAACCATATCTCATAGAACACTTTCATGTAAGCTTTGTTAAGTATCATTGCATTAAGACTTTGTGGGCAATGAGCTACATAAGCGTTAAGTGCTGGTTTGTTAAGGTTAGGCTTACCAAAGCAGTATCTAGTCCAACCAGTAGCACCTGTAAGCATCTTACTTAGACCTACTTGGTACTTAACATAAGTCTGGTAATCGTTCTTAACTCTTGGGTAAGTCTTAGCAAACTGGTCTAGTAAGTGCTGACATACTTGCTTAAGAGACCATAGCTTATTAAGTCCTAGTAACCGTTTAGCTTTAGCTACGTTAGCTTCTCCCATAGTTTCTAACATAACAAAGTCTCCCATGTTATAGTTAGCTCCATGGTTAGTACGCTTACTAAGGTCGCGTAGTTCTTTGTTAATAGTTTTGCCGTTGGTATCTACTATTTCTTCGTAAGGTATACCAAAGAACTTACTTGCATTGATGCCGTGAAAGTCTCTATCACTTTCCACAGCTTCTATTAAATTAATGTCTCCACTAATGTATCCAGTACCACGACTCTCTGCCTGTGCAAAGTCAGCTTCTGCCATAAGGAAGCCAGTATCAGCTACCATATAGGACTTAACTGTACCAGCACCTTTGCCTCTTGGTATGTTCTGTATCTGTAAACCACACCAGAAGTGGTGTTCTCTCGATGCAAGCCTACCAGTATCAGTACCATGTGGTACTAAGGAGTACAGTACTCTGCCCCGAAACAACTTACTTTCATCTAAGTAAGTACTTATAAGTTTACGCGCTTTACGTATCTTAGTTATTTTACTTAGTATCAATGCGTTAAGTGGGTGGCGGAAACTTGCCTTAGTAAGACTCGCATCATCACTGGAAGTAAGGTCACCACAACCCAGTACTTGCAACAGTTTTTTAACTTGTACTGGTGAGTTAGGATTAAATCCAACACTATCAGTCATTACACGTAGTACTTGTAACTGGTCTTCAACTACAGCTTCCTGAACACGTCTAGCATCTGCAAGTAAGCACACATCAGCACGCACACCAGTAAGTTCACTAAGATGACAAGGATAGTTAAGTGGAAACTCCATAAGGTAGTTATCCTTAGCCCACTTAGGTGCTTCCAGTATCCAAGCCATAGCTACGTTAGCTGTGTTCCAAGTATCTTTAGCATTATATAGATAATATCTTTCAATGTCAGTACTAAGGTACTTAGCTTCTCCTTTCCAATATCTAGCTTCACGTATATAAAACGCTGCTAGTGTACCTAAGTCCTTAGGTAGTTCGCTATACCAACAATGTTGCATAGTAGCTGTATCCCAGAACCAATGACTTACTGGAGCATTAAACCTAGCAAGATAAGCTATATCGTACTTACCATTCTGCATTACTTTAGGTACAGGTAATGCATTAAACTTACGAATGTACTCATGTAAGTAATCATCAGTGCATGGTATAACTATACTATGACTATGGTATGAGGCAGAGGCAACATCGTACCATACACCGCAGTAACCTACGCAAGTTATGGCTGGAATAGGAGTACTTACAGTTTCAATATCAAGTGCTATTAGGTCTGCTGTAGCGAATAGTTCTAGGTAATCAGCCGCAGTCTTAGGAGTTACTATCTCCCAACTGAAGTCAGTAGCTTGATACCAGTTATCTTTAGCTATTAACTTACTGGCATACCTAGTTAGCATGAAGTCGCCAAATGGTACAGTAAGTAATTGTTTAAGTGGATTTACTACTACCAATTCTATGCCTGTATCCTCACCTACAGTGAACATACTACCTGCGTAGTTATCAACACTGGGAAGTTTTAACTTCTTAGGTGTGCCATCTTTCTTATACTCAACTGCATCGTTAGGGTCATAAGTTAGCTTAGCCAACACGTCACTCCGTGTACTAAGTATCCCTGTTACCTTACGTTTATTACAATACGCTATTAGTTCGTACAGTGTACTGATTGGTTCAGTAAGTAAGTACGTACTACCTACATGTTTTAGACAACCTTTGAGTCTAGGCATGTAAGGTACATCCTCTGAAGTACCCAGAAATAGTAAGTTCATATTAGTATCCTTGTTATTGTGTAGCTGTTATCTTGTGTTAGTATTTACGCGCATTTCTATGGAGCTAATACTAAAATAGCCCTACTACCTTTTACAGCAATAGAGCTAGTTTAATACATGCATGTAACTATCAGTAAGTACTCGTCTAATCTAGGCCAGTTACCCTTCCTATCAAACCTAGCTTAGTTCACAGTACTTACTTCAAGTAACCTATGTACTTAGATAACTTCAACCTTATGAACATCAAGATAGGACTGAGTCTTCTCTTTGTTCATACGAATCTTTGTTACTAGCATTATATCAGTACCTTTAGCAGCTTCAACAGCTTCACGAGTACCGTTGATGTTATAGTGTTGAGCAATAGGTCTGATGAAGGCTTTGAACTTACCAACTCCGAACTCATTGTCTAGCATGTAAGCAATGGATGTTTCAGTACCATCTGATATTGGTGTATCGTTAGGGTTCTGTAGTTCCAGAGTTTCATTAAGACGGAAACGTACTTCCAAAGAAGGATGCTCGCCAATTAACTTCTCTTCTAAAGAGATGATAGTAGCAGAGTAAGCTCCAGCAGGTGGTACTACGAACTCAGGTAAATCAGCTAAGTCGTCTAATTCTGTATCTAAAATTGCATCTAATAATGACATGTTGTTAGTTCCTATATTATATATAAGTTATATTGTTATAACTAAAGTTATGTACTAATGTACGTTATGTGCTTACTTACTACCCTTGGCTTAGGGAACTTATCTCAAATCATCTGAAGTATTACTTAACTCACTGGCTACTAACGTAGCATAACCTGCAATATCTACCCAGCTATCAAGGTGGCAAACATCACCGTTAAGTATCCTAGCAATCTTATTAGATACCATGTCCAGAGCATACTCTTGGCTGGCACTAAGTAAGTTCCAGTTCTTACCAGTCTGCATAGCTAACTTGATAGTACGTGCTAACTTAGCTCCTTCAGCGTAGTTACCGTAGGTGCTTTCTCTGTCAGCTAATACTGCTTCTATCTGATTTGAACTACAGTTTATACTAAACGAATCAATGTTGTCAAGCTCTAATTTTTCTGTAGTACCAGCTTCCTCCCACAGTTCTTCAGTAGCACCAGTTATACCAGTGATACCACTGTTGGTGGTAAGTACGGCATCATTAGTCCAAGGCTTAGCTACTACTGGGTTAAACTCTTGTGGATTAGCCGCAGATAGTGTGTTACCTTCAGTGCTGTTACTATTGTTACTTGCACTCATAGCTTACAATCCTTCTTTCTTTGCGCGTTGCTTAGCAAGTATAGCTTCAAGTCTTTGCTTAGCACTAAGTGGAGCAGCTTGGTCTGCTAGTTCTATCTCAGCTGATACAGCAGCTACTACTGGGTCTTGTCTACGTACTGCTAGTGCTTCAATAGCGGCATCACCTTGAGTTAGTTTAGGTGTAAGCTGTGTAAGTGGTGTAAGTACCGCATCAACTACTGCTTGTACTTCTTGTTCTGTAGCTAGTGGTATCTCACGAACTATAGGTATCTCACGCATTGTACCTGATAACTTAAGTACTTCCATACCAGCTCCAGCTACAGGCGGTACATGAACAGCTCCAGTACCAGTAAATACTTCTAGTAACGTAGGTACTTTCATATCATCTAGTACTTGACCAGTTCTACTGCCTGTAATTACCCCATTTATACTGGTTGTAGTACTACTGAATATGTGTTTCTTGTTCTTAACATCGCAGTACACGATGGTATCGAAGTACTTAGCAGTATTACGACTTGACTTACTAGAGCCTGAGACTGGTACTATCTTCTTTCTACCATCCTCCATTTCTACTTCCTCTTCGTGAGTAATACATACTATATTAAACCCTGCTGCTTGCACTTGACTTAGGAACTTATCTACCAGTACCCGTAAGTTACCCCAGTCATCTAGCTGGAGCTTATAATCTTCAGGTTGGTTCTTAGTGATATGGCTAATGAAGCTATTAGTAAGCTGTGTTAGTGAGTCAAATACTACGATGGTATCTGCGCCAAGAATACCCAGTTCCACTTCCTCGCTAGGTTTATTATCCTTCTTGCATGTAAGACAACTTACCTTACCATGCTCCTCACAGATAGCTACTTTACTTCCCTTGATAACCTTACTCCAAGTCTCAGCTGCAATAGGAAACACACGACTATCAGGCACACTGATAATATCAATACGTTCTTGCCATGCTGTAGGTAACTTAAGTAATGTACTCCAACCTTGTTCACAGTCAAACCATAGTAAGTTAAACTTCTCTGCAAGTTCTCCTACTAACTGTGTCTTACCTGACTTAGGTGCGCCATATACTAGCACACGTTGAGTTGTTACTGCCTTCTTATCTGTTAGTCTCATTATGCTCTACCTAGTTGTGAGTCTATTAACATAGCAAGTGTTACTTCTATGCTATACGTTGGTTCTGGTGGTGCTACTTCTCCATCCATGTAGTAAGTTGGTGGACTTATAAGTCTACTGGTATCCATGCTACAACTATCATAATACTCACATGCACGAAAGTAGTTAAAGCAACTTTCACCGTACTGAGGGTACACGCCTGTGTTCTCATACTTCTCTATTAGTTCTATATCGAATAGTAGTTGTTGTATCCACATAGCACGTTGGGTGTATGACTTACTAAACATCATAAGTTCATACTCTCGAGACTTAGATTTATATATCAGGTACAACACTTTGTAACTACTAGCATGGGGAGCCATTGCATCCAGTACTATGCTGTATCCTATAGCCTGACTAGAGTTCTTATAGCTAGCTTCATTAACAGCGTACTGTCCAGTAGTCTTAAGTTCTAATACCATTAGCTCACCTGTTACTGAGTGCTTAAGTACAGCATCTACGAAGCCAATGTAAGTAAAACCATCAGGTAGTTCTATTCTGAAACTTAGCTCTACTGCTGGCTTAGTGTTACCATCAACTTCTGTCGTATACGCTAGTTCATACTCTCGTATCTCAGTATTAGCTGCTACTTGTGCAAACTTACTTACTGCGTAACAAGCATTGAAGAAGTCCTTATTAGTACGTGCTTCTTCGCCTAGTAAGTCAGCATCCCACGCAAGGAACATACGCCAGTAAGTGTACTCAGTAGTATCACCTTCTATAACGCTTTGAATACCCTCACCTACGGCATGACCATAAGCAAAGGTTACATTTTCTTCTCGTACTGGTTGTTCAGCACCAAGTTTATATAGTTGGTACTTACGTGGACAACTATGTAGTGTTAGTGTACTGCTGTAACTTAATCTTTGTAAGCGGGAATCCATTATAAACCTCCATTAATATTAGAATCATATATAACCATAGCTAGTATGCTCTTAAGCCTAGCAAGGCTAATACTCATGTAGCATCTATAGTGCATATTTATGTGTCCAGCAAGTAGCTGGAAGTCATACTGTGTAATGTATAGGTACTTAGCATCTGGTACACCTTCACAAGTAATGCACTCATACCTTAATATACTACCCGTGCTATTGACAGCATTACCACATACACAGCTATCAGGATAGCTAGTTGTGGGATAGCGGGCAAGTACATCTGTTACCTCTCTCTCAGTTACGAAAGGATAGAACCAGCAGTTAAGTACCTGCTCTATCCCTGCATGATTGTTAATGTACAGCTCATGGTGCTGTTGGTAATACAGTGCTAGGCATATGTATAGGCATTGTTCTACATTAGTACGATTAGTTATACCGCTACTAAGCATATGACCAGTACTTCCACCATCACCACAACTACACATATCTAATGTACCCAGTTATCTTGACGTACTTGATGAGCTACAATTACTGCATCCATTATTTCAGTTGTAATGTAATCAAGTATATCATCAGTAGTTAATAGGTCACAGTTATGTAATGTAATATCCTTAGTGAATTCTATAAGGTTACTTTTAAAATGCGCAGATACTATGCGAGTATTAGAGTCTATACTTCCAACTACTACTGCTGGTGTATGTAACCTAAGAGTGCAAGTACCACCGTAAGCTTTTGTACTACCAAGTGTACGCATAACAGTAGCCATTAGATATCATCCAGTGTCATGTGTTTAAGTGCCTTCTTAGGCTTAGTCTTAGCTACTGTATCAGCTATAACAGTCTGAGTTTGTTTCATTAAGCCACGTACTATTATACTTACTTCTTCAGGTGTAAGTAACGTAACAATCTCCGCATCAGCTCGTAATGCAGTATGTATAGTACGTAACATAGTAGGCATCATAGGATTAGATGCTAACAGTGCTTCCTGTAGCTCTAGTATTTTCTCACGTACTTCAGTTGCTTGGTTAAGTGCCATGTTTATTACTCCGCTTGTTGTCTAAACTTGTGGAAGTTCTCTGCACTACAGGCTTCTACTAAGTACTTCTTCCAAGGTGTTACTCTTGGACTTGCATTAGTAGCGTTAGCTATATCAGTGCTTGCCTTAATACGTTCCTTAGCTACGATACTTTCAAGTTTCCTTAGTAGTATGTACTGAGGTATCTCAATTGTATCATCACCTTCTCTGTTAGCTCCTAAGTTACTTACATAGTATTTAGGAAACCAAGCTTCTCTGTTATGGTAATCAAGTAACAAGACTAATATAGCGTTGTCTGTCTGTTTGATAACCTGTACAGTAACAGTTATCTTAGGGTGGGTTATGTTAGATATATTCATTAGTATCTCTCTTAGCTGTTATGGCTGGTTAGTATCAGTTATGTTTACAGGTTGTTACAGTGTTACGATGTTAGTGTTATTGCAGCAACCTATAGTCCTATTGCTTTGTTTCTACGTAAGTTCTCACGCATAGTAAAGTACTTACTCGCATCTATCAGTTCAAACGTTACTGCATCCCTACCTATTGTTGTATATAATACCTTAGCCTCACCATTACAGCTAGTTCCAGTATCGGTGCGCAAAGTACATTCTATCTTATAAGCTATATCTTGGTACTTCGCCTTAATAACACCTCGTTTAATACTAGCAATGTCTTCAGGTATAGCTACTATAGCGCATATACCATCTTTCTTAAGTGCATCCCAAATGGGCTTGTACTTATCAAGTCTTTTAGCTGCCATGTTAGTTCCTTACCTTGTTACTACTGTTAATATTAAAAGAGTACCTATCAGGATACCCGTTGGAATTTAAGTAAATAAAAAACCTAGATAGTTGTAAGTTATCTAGGTCTTTCATTAGTTGTTGGTTAGTAGGTTACACAGCTGTATCTAACCAAGCGTAGTAACCAAGCTAACCGTACTACTTACAAGTTTTTCAACAAGTCTTCGTCAGTAGCAGACAACAACGCTTCAGCTTTAGAAGTCAGTGCTTCAAAGCAGTCTGCGAAGTCTTCAGCATTAGTAGTATTAGCAAACCAAACTGACAACTGGTCAAGTAAGTACTTAAGTACTGGCTTGTTAGTTTTGCAAGACTGAAACTTACCAAGCAGTATCTTAACAGCGTTAGCTGTTTGTTCCAGAGTACGACCATTAAGAGCTGGCATAACAGTAAGATAGTCCTTACCAAAGGCTTCCCATACATCCTTAGCAATACCACCGCCCTTACGTTCAGCTTTAGGAATAGCAGAGATAGCTTCCCAAGTAATAGCAGCAGTATCAAGTAACTCAGGAGTAAATGCTTCGTTGTCATCTACTTGCCCACGTGCTTGAGCAATTATAACATCACTAAGAGTACTTAGTACTAAGTCCAGTTGCTTGCCACCAATTTCAATTATGTTAATAAGACCAGTCAGTGTTAGTACTGGAATCTCAACTTCAATAGAAGGTCTTTTAGTACCCAGTTCTGGGTTTTTACGAAAGTTAAACTTAACAGTTTGCTTAGCATAGCCAGCAGAAGAAGTAGCAAGGTCACGTAACTTAGCTGATTCAGCAGCTAGAGTTTCATAGTTGTCAATTGGTGTTGCTGTGTTAGTATCCATAATAGTCTCGGTAGTGGTTGTGTTTGATACAGTAGTATCGTTTGGAATAGTAGCTTGTGCTACTGTCTTATTGCTTGGAGGTAACGTAGTAGTTTGGTTAGTACTGGTATTATTACCACCCTTACCATTCTTATCCTTATTACCACCAAATAAACTCTTAAACTCGGCCATACTGTACTCCTATAATTATAGTGTAGTTAGTAGGTGGTACTTAGTACCTGATACCTAGCTAACTGGTTCTCTTTAAAGAGTGGATAGTATAGTGTAAGTACGGCCGAGTTGTCAAGCGGTTTTTTTGTTAGTACCTAGAGTTATGGAAACACTCTAAGTACGCGTGCTTGTTCAGTGTTAAGTTTAGCAGTTGTTACCATATTACAGTAAGCTTGTTCAGCTACAGGGTACAGCATGTTAGCTCCTACTATCTCATCACCACCAATAGCAAGTGCCATAGTAGCACCAGCTTCGTTATCAGTCCAAGTAGTAGTTACAGCTTCCATAGTCATAGTATCTACTATAGTTACCATCCAGTGAGTAGTACCACGTACCATGTATATACGAGTATCTTCTAGTTCTACTTCTATCTTAATCATTAGTTACTTCCTTTGTTGTTATCAGGTAAGATTACTATCTCACCACCATCAGCTACTAACTGAGCCTCAGCCCATTGTACAGTTTTAGCTGGGTTAGCGATGTACATACTTGCTACTATAGTATATAATGGCTCAGGTACTACAGAGCTAATTAACTTAGCTATAATTTTTCTTGGTATGTTATCAGTGTTATTATCTTCCGCATACTTATATATAACCTTAGTTGATTCAAGTATGTACATAACTAGTACAGAAGCTACTTCGTTATTAACATCAGTGTTACCTCTCAGGTCTGATAACATCTCTGCTGTACTATACAGTTCAGTATCATCATGCAGTGATTCTTCCAGTGATTCTTCGTATTTACTTAGTTTAGTTGTGTTACTTGGTTTGCTCATTAGTTGTTACTTCCTTTAGTTACTTGGGTTAGTTGTGTGAATTGGTATTAACTAGTTGGTATCAACTAATTAGACTATATTATAAAATAAAAACTTCCAACTACGCAAGCGTTATTTTCACGTAGTTGGAAGTTAGGTTGTTACAGTTACAGTGGTTATTACTCTCCGGTTGTTACATTACACGAGACTCTTGTGTTCTACCTAGTGTATTACCTGCCCATTCCAGTGATTCATCCCAGCTATATGTAAGTAGCAGTGATACTACTGAAGTCCATGAACTTGTTACTAGTAGCATAGCTGCATCATTTATAGACAAGTTATATACTTTCTTCTCTGCATCCCAGCTAGATGCTCTTAACTCAGCTGTTGATACTAATAACTCAGCTAAGGTAATAGCAAACCCTGATTCTGTTAGTTCTAATTGTGTCATTGTCATTGTCATTGTTACTCTCTGGTTGTTATGGTTACTATGGTTACTTCCTGTGGTTACTTCCTAACTAGGCTTATGCTAGGCTCAAATGCTCTAACATACTAGTCTGTTTGTACTTACTTACTTGCCCCTTACGCTTGTTCTGGAAGAAGGCTGCCTTCTCTGCTAAGGTTTCACCTTTAATACGTTGGCTAGTTATACCCTTAGTAAACGTATCAGGCTCACAGATTACGTACAGTTCTTCCTTAGCACGGGTACATGCTGTATATAGTAACTCTCTATAAGTCATAGTAGCATGGCTTTGATGTACAATGAAGTACACTTTACGCCACTCACTACCTTGTGACTTATGCACAGTAATAACCCAGCCAAACTCCAGCTCTGATATCTCAGCTCCAATACTAATACTAATCTCTTCGTCAGAGTTCTGTAGTACCATAGTTATAACATGACTAGCTTGTCTACCTCTGTCTTCAGTAGTATTAGCCATGCTGTCCATTAAGCTATCTATATCATCAGCACTTAGTTCCACACCTTCATCCATACTAAACATACCAGTAGTTTTCTTAACTGGACTACCTTGGTCATGTCCCCAGTAGTCTAGTGTAGTACTAGCTACTTGGTAGTCCTTACCACCGTAAGCACCATTAGCACTGATACTTGTAATGATAGCATCTTCTTTCTCATATAGTACCTTATCTCCTATGCTAAAATACTTCTTAGCACCCATGCTACCTAGTACTTCGTAAGTAACTCTACCATCACGTCTAGCTAGGAAGTTACCTATATGTAAGTTAAGGTCATGAGCACCAAAGGTATCTTTCTTATTATGAGGTATTAGTACTACATCTTGGTCAGGGTCGTACTTACCTTCATTGATATGAAGTTGTAGGAACTTCGCCGCTGTATGGGTTGCGTTAAGTACATCTAACTTACGCTTCCAAGGATGTAAGGTAAGCTGACCTTCGTACTTCCACTCAGCATACTCTTCTACCGGTATTACATTACCACTTAGTATCCTATGAGCAAGTCTAATGATAGGACTTTCTAGTGCTTGTCTGTATACTTGCACCAGTTCTACTACTGGTAGTTCTAGTAACTTAAAGCCTAGTATAGCTTCTCCAAATACTGGTGGTAACTGTTGTATATCACCTAGGAATATAACCTGTATACCATGACTGATAGCATCCATTAGTAGGTTATATAGTTCCACACTGACCATACTAGCTTCATCTATTATTATAGTATGGATACTACTAGGTAATGGATTGAAGCTAGACCTAGCAGGTTCAAACTTCATAGTGTTCTTAAGACTACCAGTCTTCTCATCTATTACTTCATAGTAAGTTGGTTGGTACTCAAGTAACTTATGTATAGTAATACAGTTATCTTGCATCTCTGCGCTCATAGCACGCTTAAGGTTCTGTACTGCACGCCTAGTATAAGCACAACACAGTATCCCAGGAGTACCATCTACCAGATGCTTATGGTGGGTACTAGCAAGTACTGGTATACCTACCTGAGTTATCAGTGCTTCCATAACACCGCGCATAGTAGTAGTCTTACCAGTTCCAGCCGCACCTATTAGTATGCATGATTCCTTACTAGTAGCTATCTCTACGAACTTAGCTTGTTCTTTATTGTACTCAATAGTATTACCGTACTTATCAACACTGGTAGTAACATCATCACGCTGTAAGCTGGTAGCTGGTTCCTGTGTAGGTACTAACAGTTCAGATACTCCATGCAGTTCTTCTATTATAGCTTCTGTGATAGCAGTAAGTGCCATAGGAGGTACTGGTGCTTGGTTAGTACTTGCTGCTTGTTCTGCTAGTAAGGCATCTCGCCGCGCCCTTGCTTTAGCTAGTAACTCAGCTACAGTAGCTTTAGGTTGTTTGTTAATTGTACTCATTTTTTAGTATCCTTGTATCTGGTTATTGTTATTCATTGATTGGTAATGTAGGTATAGCAGACCTTATTAGCTTAACTAAGGCTACAGGAGTTACTCCGCTACTTGGCACAGTCTTACGGAAACTTACAAATACAGAAGTGTTGTTACTATATACAAGTTCTTCTAAGGTAGTATTCTTGTAGCTTACCGTGTACTTAGCTCCCTGATGTACTAGGGAATCCTTATTAGTACCATCTTGGTATAAGGATAGTAAGAAAAACTTTCTTGACCACTTCAGAAGGTAGTAACCTTCTAGGCTTGCTATAGTACTAGCAGGTAGTATCCACTCTTTACTTAGTAAAGAAGGTAAGTTACCTGAATTAGTTTTGTCATTAAACGTTGCTTGTATCATGCTATTCTCTTTATATACTTATTAGTGGTTATACCTCAGTAGTATCATTAGTATCATCCTTTGTTGTATCGACTTCTGTAGTAATAGGAGCTAACTCTACTACAGGCGTAGCCACTTGCAACTGTCTTTGCATGGCTTGATAAGCGTTCTTAGCACGTAAATAACTTATGTTATCTAAGTACTTGGAACGTACTGGCAGTTCTGTGGGTGCAGTAGCGGCAAGTTTCGCTAGTTCTATCTGGTCTTTACTATGTCCACCTGCCATCATGGTGCTGGTACTTGGTAATGAAGTTACTATCTTAGTAACCTTACGTGTACCAACTAAGATAGTACCAAGGTCGTCATAGTACTCATAGGCTTCATCTATCTCAACCGTGTAAGTATCTAACTTTACGTAGTTGAAGTTAAGGTCATCACCGTACAATGCTTTCTTAGTATCTTTAGCATCGTTAAGTAGGTTAAATACTCCCTTAGATAGTACAGTACCTAGTTCAAAGTTACCTGTATCAGCTTGTTCACCTAACCAATCTTCTATCTTATCTATATCTTCCATAGGAACATTGTCCCAGTTAAGCTTCTTACTACCACAAAACTTAATAACATCCTTCCAATGTTCTGCTACCGTAGTACTTGGTACTTCTGGATAAGCTTCTGGGTAGTACACGCTATCAGGAAAGTTACCTGCTATAGCTACCCACTCAGCAAGCATAGCTGCATACTTACTACGGTTCTTATTCTTACCGCCTCGCATTAGCCTAGCTATTACATCCTCCTTGTTCCTTAGTACTGCGCTTCTTCTGTTAGTACGTGCAAGCATAGGAAGTTGGTTCTTAGTAGCTACTAAGCTATCCAGATAGTACCTTAAGTCTTCCATAGTAGTTGTAGTGTTATCTATCACATAGCGAGGGAAGATGTTTACTGCGTTAGGTACTTGATGCACCATGTCTACTACTGATATAACCTTAGTAAGTAACTGCGCTATACGCTCATCACTAGGTGTAGCAGGTACTCTCCAATCAAGTAGCGTAGTACTATGTAACAGGCTTAGAAATAGTAGTCTACGGTCTACAGTACCCAGTTGTCCAGCTATCAGTTTAGGTAACAGACCTAGTAACACCTTAGTTTCTTGGTCAAAGATAGGGTGATGTACACGCTTGGAAGCATGTATAGTCATTGGTATGCAAGATACCTCGTAAGTTACAAGACTGTAACAGCATGTTATCTTCATGGTTAGTTACTTCCTACTAACGGGTACATGCCAAGAGCTTGTAAGAAGTAATCATCATAGTAGTTAATGTTATAGATACTTACATTATCTATCCAAGTATTACCCTTAGTTCGTATCACAACGTAACTATCCGGCTTGTTATCCATAGCTGCACTAATAAGGCCGCGCATAGCACTAATGTAAGCTGCTTTAAGACTTACGAACTCAGCTGGGTTAGTATACATAGCATCACCTATTAGCAAGTAAGTGCTATGTATATCTGCTGACGCTGACTTAGTACTGGTATCCTTAGTACTGGTATCCTTAGCTAGTTGCGCCAGTGACTTAGTACCAGATGACTTCCTATATTCTAAGTCCATAGCTACTATACGATTAACATACGTAGCTAGCACTGGTTCAAACGATGCTACTAAGGCATCATAAGCATCTTGGTAGTTACTGAAGTCACGACTTCCAACTATGTTAGCTTTGCTTCCAGTTATACCATAAATACCATCAGCATATCTATCTATCCAACCTATTATAACCTTAATAGGTTGGATAGTTCCTAGCACTGATAGTTCTAAGCGGTACTTAGTATTCATATCTAGTATTACTGTATTAACCTTATGTATTGTATTAGTATTCATATCTAGTATCCTTATATAATTATATAATTAGTATCATTATTCTCTTAGCAGAGGTCTCTTAGCAGGCTTATCTAACCTAGCTAACCTACCTATCGTACTACGTTACCTATCGTACTACGGTAACTCACAGCTCTCCTAGAGAAGCTATATAATAACATAAATTCCCGTATAAGTCAAGCGTTATTTTTACCTTGCTATGGTAGCTAGTAGTACCTAGGTTGCTGCTACCATGCTAGGCTACTACCCTTGTTGCTGCCTAGGCTGTTACCATGCTACCCTCTTCAATGACCGCCTCCGGCTTACTGCTACCATCAGTGCTACCTCCTGCTTACCCTCCTATATATCAAACATAGCATTAATAGCACTATCATCCATACTGTAGAAGTTAGCCTTAGTTATCACTTCCGGCTTATCTTGCTTAGGCGCAGCAGGTACTACAAATACATCACCTGCTATGCCTAGTGCATCTAGTGTGTTAGTTACTGACCTACTAGCCTGTCTGTTATCACTTGTTCTTACTATCAGTTTCTCTAGTAAGTTAAGTGCTGTTCTGTTACCGTGGTACTCTTGATTACTAAGTATGCTTACCAGTAACTCTTGTTCACAATCTGTTATGTACGGTCGTATGCTCATCGTATTACCTTCTTTGTTTAGTTGTTGCTTGTTAGTTGTATGTGTATAACTATGTCATACTCTGTCATACTATGTCTGCCATAGTCAGACACATCCCATGATACCCTACCACCATCATGTGTGCAATAGGTATTATTCCTGTACCTTACTACTACCTAGTAACCTACTACTACCCAGCTACTACCCACTACCCAGTACATACAAGGTATCGGAGGAAGTCAGTACTTACAAGGTATCTTAGCCCTTCTTGTTACCCCTACTCAAAAAGAATAAAAATTATATATATATACCTACTACCTACTATATATAGATAGATACTACCTAACTACTGCATACACCCGTAGTTAGTAACACAGTAATGTTGTATAAAACGGGTGTGATATAGGCGGGTGTGCGTGTGATGTGTCATAGTGTGTCTGTCTGTCATAGTGTGTCATAACCTGACATAGTCTGTCATAGTCTGCCATATCACGTGTGTGTATATAACTTACAATACCTACATGATACAAGATACCTACCTATATAGGTATATACCTACCAAACAGGCATAAAAAAACCGGCAATTAAACCGGTTTAGTTTACTTGGAATAACTTACATGATTACATCAATCAATCCAGACTTAACATGTCGTCATCATTACCCACTTCCTGCATTGAATTAATACGTTCTAATAACTTCCCAAGCATAGGATTATTACTCTCAGCTACCATGTCTAGAGACTTTAATAACATTCCAAGCATGTCATCGGATAGCAACGTATTACCTGCAAGCGATGTCATGTTATCGCGATACTTACCTACTTGATTAACTACCTTCTTATGCTCTAAACTAACATTTAACATTTCGCTAAACTTCCAAGATAGCACAGGCTCTATTACTTGGTTAAAAAACTCTGTTATGCTCTTACCGCTCAATCTAGTTCCATTAGCTCTTTCGCTACTAACAGATTTTTTAATCCAATCTAATAACGCGCCCTGATTAAACAGCTCCAAACTAATACCATTTGCTTCCTTATAACTTTTATTATCTAGCTCATTAGTGATTAATCCTTTTTGAATCTTTAATAATTCGTTTTTCAGCCATGTGCGAGTTACAGGCTCACTTAACAAGCTATCAAGCTCATTATCCGTAACAGCTAACATTATAGCGCCCTTGCTTATCTTTGCAGGAATATCGGGCTTGCCTGTTACCTTAACAGGTTTGAATGTAATCTTTAGTATCGTCTCACCGATATTTACAAGGTTACTATCCACACTGATAAGGTTACTTAGTTTTAATGCGGGTAATCCTGCTTTATTTATAATATACATAATCTTACCTATACCTTAGTATCTTAGTTAGTAATGGACTAACCAGCCATAATAACCTTAGTTGGTTATTGCATAGCTACCTTATAACCTTATAACCTTACACAGTTACAAAGTAGCTATACACTAACAACTAACCATTATCAGGCATAAACATAACTAATCCAATGTACCATCATAATCATTAATAATATACTTAACATCCTTTTTATTCTTATGCCGGACAATAGCCATGCTACTAAAGTATGCTCTAACTTCCTTATATACTTCTATATCCATACACTCTAACCTATCAGCTAATTCGGTAATAGTATAATACACTTTTTTAGCTGATTCTAAACTTCCGTCAGTCTTAGTACTAATAGCAATATCTATCTGTACCAATAAATCAGTAACTAACAAACTTTTAGTACTAACACTTTTAATCAACTCTTTTAAATCATTCATAACTACACCCTACCTTTAGTAATCCAATTAATAACAAAGTATAAAACTGTACCACCAACTAAGGTTAGTACAGTAAAAATACCGAATCCAGAAACCATGATAATCTTAATACCTAGTATTATCATGAATATAGCTAACGTTACTACGCAACTAATTATAAAACCAACACTATCAAAAAACTTATTTATATTCATACTTAATAGCTCCAAATAAAAACTAACTCAACAACTAACATGATAGAGCTAACTACCATGCTAACCAACCAAACAACTTGACTAACCATCAATCTAAACTTAACCATACCTTAACCTTACGCCATAAACTAATAAACATAATGATAGTTGGTAGCATTAACTTACATGCTACCAACTACCAACTACCAACTACCAACTAACGTACTACTATGGATTTACTTTTGCAGAGCCGTTGTAGTAAGCTGGGCTATCTTCTGGGTAAAAGATGGCGGCAGAGTAATAACTGCCATCACCAAACTGAACAATGTAGGTTTTTTCATTCCCCCATTGTTGTCCACCTGTATTGATAACTTTATATATCATGTCCTCAATGTTAAATTCCCCTACTAGAGTTTTTGCGAATGATTCTGCTTTAGTTGTCATGTCATTACCTTATAATACCATGCCAGAATAGCACAGCTTCCTCTATACTATAGCATATACTATGCCAACTATTAAAACACTATAGCTATCAGGTACTTACTAACAACTACCATAGAATATAACCTACCTACTACCCTAAAATAACCATACTTGCACTATAACAGGGCAACTAACGCACCAAAAATAAGCACAGCCAAATAAACCTATAATTATCCCTAACTTACATTATACCTATTGCACTATAACAGGGCAACTAACAAATAACCTATATAAATCAATAACTTAAAGGGGGGGGTAAACCCTTTTTAAGTACCTTGTAGGGTGTATATCCTATAGCTTCCCATTAAATTTACTAAACTTTTTTAGAACACTATTACATACCTAGTTACTAACTACTCTAATATACTACTCTCCCGTACTACTCTAATATACTACTCAGAGGTTACAAGACTCGAGCCACAATTGGTTAGTTGCGAACGATTCCCAGCAGTAAGGTAACACCCAGTACTAACCACGTTTCCTTATAGCGTAAGTTACAGGTTAGTGGGTATCATGTAACCTAAGCAATGACCGCGCAAATCCTTGGAACTCCCAGCACATGACCGTAACTAACCCACCTGAACCAGCTAAGCAGTACCTAGGTAACACAGCTCGAATACTAGAACTACTAGGTAATGGCCTTGCACCGGAACTTGTAGCTTCAGCGGCAGGAGTTAGTGCAGGATATGTTTCGCAGTTACTATCAGATACAGCCTTCGCTCAACAAGTAGCAACCTTGCGTTTCGATAACTTAGCAGTATCCACGGCACGAGATAAGCGTTACGATGCATTAGAAGATAAAGTACTAGAGAAACTAGACATGGCCTTAGATATGTGCTACAAACCTTTGGAACTTGTACGAGTTATGGCTGTAGTTAATGGAGCTAAGCGGCGCGGAGCTACTGCACCAGAACATACAGCTATAGGTAACACTATAGTCAACCTAGTTATGCCAGTACAAATCATGCAACGATTTACTACTGATAGTAACAACCAAGTAGTAGAAGTAACTAGCGGTGACTTAAAGCAAACATTAGTTACTATGCCTTCATCCATGCTAGCAGCTAAGCACGCTAATACCATAGCCTTACCTAAACCAAGAACTACTATACAGGAACTCCCTGATGACATTAACTCCTCCATTACTGTTACCAACAACCTCTGAATCAATCTCACAACTTGTAGATAGATTAGTGCTAGAAGTTATAGCAGAACAAGCGGCGCAACAACATAACAAAGAACTACTGGCAGCAGTAGATAGAGCGTTAGGTAGGGATGCCGCTAACAAGTACATATCTAAGGATAGAAAGAACGCAGAACTTATATTAATGAACTTAAGGATACAACTAGGGTGGCGAGACAAGTAGTATCATTAGAAGATGCCTTAGGGCTTACAGAACTAACAACTGAACAAATAACTACGCTGGCAGCAGAAAAAACTAAGGATGCTAGTTTCGAACAACAAGAAGTACATACTTTAGCAAGAACTAACCTTGACTTCCTAGCAGCACTAGCTATGCCGGAAGTTATAGAACATGAGTTCCCTGTAACTTACCTTGCTATCTGGACTTGGTTACTTGGGTTTGTAGCTAAATCTCGTGACTTTAGTAAGTTAGCACTAGGCTTACCTAGAGGTTTTGCTAAGACCTCACTAATGAAGATATTTATACTATACTGTATACTATTCACAGATAGGAAGTTTATACTTATAATAGCTGCCTCTGCCTCACTAGCTGAGAACATTATAGCTGATATAGTAGATATGCTTGATGAAGATAATATAGTTAAGGTATTTGGTAACTGGAGAGTAGGGCTAGAGAAGGATACTCAGGAACTTAAGAAGTTTGGCTTCAGAGGACGTAACATAATACTTAAAGGGATAGGTGTTGGTACTGGTGTTCGAGGTATCGTACTTAAGAACTCTCGGCCTGATGTAATGGTATTCGATGACATACAAACCAGAGAAGCAAGTGAGTCACAGATAGTAAGTACTGACCTTGAGAAATGGATGATAGGTACTTGCATGAAAGCCAAGGCTCAAACTGGGTGTATGTATATCTTCCTAGGTAACATGTATCCTACTAAGTGGAGTATCTTGCGCCGCCTAAAGCATAACCCTACATGGGTTAAGTTCATAGCTGGAGCTATCTTAGCTGATGGTACTAGCTTGTGGGAAGCACTTGTACCTATCAAACAGTTAGAAGAAGAGTTTGCTTCTGACTTAGCAGCAGGTTACCCAGAAATCTTTTATAGTGAGGTACTTAATGACGAACATGCAAGTACTAATAATGCTATCGACCTCAATAGGATTGGTGAATATAAGTATACTGATAGTATCTCTGCTGGCTCGTTCATTGTTATTGACCCATCTAATGACAAGTCTAATAGTGACCTTGTATCTATTGGTTGCTTTCACTTATATGAAGGAGTGCCAGTACTTACTTCTCTAATAGAAGATAAGTTAAGTCCAGGCGACACTATTAAGCAGGCCATATTAATGGCTACTAAGAACGGAACTGGCCTCATAGTTATAGAGGCTAACGCATACCAGTACTCACTATGTTATTGGTTTGAGCAAACAGCTATGCAGTTAGGACTTACAGGTATACAAGCTGTACCTATATACTCTGGTAGTCTTGCGAAAAATACACGAATACTTACCATGTTTAAACAGCTTATAGCTGGTGAGATAGTAATACACCCAGATACTAAGAGTCAAGTTTACAGCCAAATAACTCAATTTAACCCACTTAAGAGAGATAATACTGATGGTATATTAGACTTATTAACCTATGCTCCACGAGTACTTACCGAACTAGAACACCTCATTGTCATAAACTCCCCATTTGGTAATGAAGACTACGATACCAGTAAAGTATGGAGCATGGAAGATAACTGCCTGTTTTAACAACCTTGTACTACCAAGATACCCAGATACTTATAATATAAAGGATACTACAAATGGCTACAACCCCTACAACCGCATTACTTGTAAGTAAGAAAGCACAGGAAGGTATAGTTGCCTTCAAGAAGTCTTGTCATGACTTAACTAAGAAGCATTGGAACATACGTGACCAGATGCGAAATATTGATTTAGCTTACATGCGAGAGCTAGACCAAACTGGTGAACATCGTATAGCTAAGATAGCTAATCGTTATGGTGATGCTACTAAGTTACAAAACATTACAGTACCTATAGTTATGCCGCAGGTTGAAACAGCAGTAGCTTATCAATCATCAGTATTTTTATCAGGTAATCCAATATTTGGAGTAGTTGCAAGTCCCAAGTACGAAGATGCAGCTATGCAGATGGAGACTATACTTGAAGACCAAGCAGTTAAGGGAGGATGGACAAGGGAACTTAACTTATTCTTTCGTGATGGTTTTAAGTACAACATTGCAGCAGTAGAAGTTACTTGGGAATCTAAGGTAACAGCTTCACTAGAGACGGATACAGGTTACAGTACTACCGAAGGTAAACCTAAAGAAGTTATTTGGGATGGTAACGTAGTACGCAGGTTAGACCCTTATAACCTTATCTTCGATACGCGTGTAAGTCCTAGCCAAGTACACTCTAAAGGAGAGTTCGTAGGTTACATTGAGTTAATGTCAAGAGTTGCACTTAAGGATTATATTCATAAGTTACCAGATAAAATGGTAGATAATATAGTAGCTGCTTTTGAGTCAGGAAATATTAGCTATCAAAATTATTTTACTCCACAACTTAACTCAGAAGCTTTACTTAACAGGGATGTTCGCGCATCTACTAACTGGGAAGCTTGGGCTACTGCTAGTGAGACTCACAGCAAAATACAGTACCATAACCAATACGAAGTAACTACCTTATATGGTCGTATTATACCTAGTGACTTTGGTTTACGAGTACCTAGTCCTAACACTCCGCAAGTATGGAAGTTTGTATTTGTTAATGATATACCTATTTACATTGAGAGACAAACTAATGCTCACGGTTACTTGCCTATTCTTATATGCCAACCACTTGAAGATGGTCTTGACTACCAGACTAAATCATTTGCTAGTAACATTAAACCTATACAGGATGTAAGTAGCGCTTTAATGACCTCAGTACTAGCATCTAGGCGTAGAGCTATTAGTGACAGAACCTTATACGACCCAAGCCGTATACGTGAGGCTGATATTAATAACCCTAACCCTTCTGCTAAGATACCAGTAAGACCTTCTGCTTATGGTAAGAACTTAGCTGAATCTGTATTTCCATTTCCTTTTAGAGATGACCAGAGTTCTGTTATATTACAACAGTTACCTATGTTCACAAGTTTTGCTGATACTATCAGCGGTCAAAATAAGAGCCAACAAGGTCAGTTTGTTAAAGGTAATAAAACACAGCATGAGTATGCCGATGTTATGAGTAATGCTTCTAGTAGACCTCAATCTATTAGTATAGTTATTGAAGCACAAACATTCTCACCACTTAAAGAGATTCTACGCTTAAACATACTACAGTTCCAAGGAGGTACAACCTTATATAACGGTAATCAGAAACAAGAAGTTGCTATTGACCCTATAACTTTACGTACAGCTGTTACTCAGTTCAAAGTATCTGATGGACTTACACCTAGTGATAAGCTTATTAATGCAGATAGTTTTCAAGTAGCTTTACAGATACTAGGTAGTTCTCCGCAGGTTTCATCGCAATATAACATGGGTGCTTTAATCAGTTACCTTCTGAAGACTCAAGGCGCACAAGTTAGTGAGTTTGAGAAACCTCCTGGTCAAGTACAATATGAGCAAGCTGTACAGCAATGGCAACAAACTATAATGCAAGTTATGAAAGATAACCCAGACATTAAGCAAGAACAGTTACCGCCTCAACCACAACTTACACAGTTTGGTATGAACCCAGACGGGACTCCTAATAAAACAGGAGTATCTAATACCCCAGCACCTACTATCATAGAACAGATAATGGGAATGGGAGCTAGTAACCAGCAACAACCACAACCACAACCTGGCCAGTAAGTACCTTATACCCTGGCCACTTAGGAGATACAACAATGATACCAAGTAACTTAGATAAACCAATTAAAGTAAGTACCTTTACTTCTTATGACCTTAGTGCTAAAGATACTATAGAAGGTCAAATACTAAGTACGTTACAAGAAGCTGTACTACAGAATGAACTTGTAGGCTTAGCAGAAGAAAAACTTAATCTTAAGTACGATGCTAATAACCCTCTTACTTACCTACAAAGAGAAGCAGAACTACAAGGTCAGATAGGATTACTAATATATCTAATTGAAGTATCTAACTGTAGTAAGCTAGGGTTACAAGATAAGGCTTCTGGTATATATGAGGGAGAAGATGCAGGGTTATATAACTACTAGTTACAAATAATAATGATACATAGGATACTAAGCTAACCAGATACAAACGATACTTACGGGCATTTTGCCCAGAACCTAACTAGGAAACTAATAATGTCTTTATTTAATATGTTCAAATCAGCTACACAACCTACTGCTCCAACTTCTGCTGATGTTAATCCAACAGTTCCAAATGCAGCTAATACTCCAACTATGATTGACCCAGCTAACCCTACAGCAGCTCCAGCATCGCCAATGGATACTTACAAGGACTTATGGCAACCTGATGCTAGTCCAAGCGTAGAACAACTTAAGTTACAGCAACAAGCACAAGACCCAGCTAGATTCATGGAAGCTGCTAAACAACTTAACTTTGCCAGTATTATACCTCCTGATACTATGTCTGCTATTGCACAAGGAGGTGAGGGTGCTACCAAAGCTTTCGCAGAAGCTATGAATCATGTAGCACAAGCTACTTACGCTCAATCAGCACACGCTACTGATAAGTTAGTTAGTAACGCAATGACTCAAGCAGAAGCTAACTTTGCTGCTAAGTTACCAGAACTAATGAAACGTCACAATGTTAATGATGCTTTACGTACAGAAAACCCTGCTTACAATTTACCTGCTGCTGCGCCTATCATTGGAGCATTAGAGCAACAACTAACAAAGAAGTTTCCCAACGCTACAACTACTGAAATGAAAGGTATGGTAAATGATTACCTTACTCAATTTGCTTCAGCAGTATCACCAGCTGTACCTACACAACAAGCTGCTAACGCTCAAGGCGAAGTAGATTGGATGACCTTACTAGGTCAGTAGTAATATAGCACAACTCTTTAGATAAGGTAGTTATCTTATAAGGTAATTATCTTATCAACATCATTTGATTCTAATTAAGTTACAAGGATACTACTCATGGCATTACCTATTACTAACGCTTACTCAGCTGGCGGTATAGCTGGTACATTACTTTCATATGCTGGTGGCACACAAGCTAGCATCATGGGGTTACAAACAGACTTAGCTCGTAAGAGTTTTAGTGCTACTATTATGCGCCTTATGCCTAATGGTACTGCTACGCTTTTCGGCTTAACTTCTATGTTAGGCGATGAAATAGCTCTACAGTATGAGCATGGTTACTTCGCTAAGACTATGATTTTTCCTAGTTTTACTTTAAACGCTGCTCCAGGCTCTGCAACTACTGCTGTTCCTATGAGCACTCAAGATACTCTTGCTTGCGCAGCAAATGGTACTAATAACTTAGTTCCTGGTATGGTAATGCAAGTTATGAATACTACTGGCGTACCTACAGGTGAAGTAGTTATTATTGAAACCGTTAACTCTGGTACTGGTATCACTGTTTCACGTAATGCTAGTAACCAAGGTTCAGGTACATTAACAGTAGCTTTGGCTTCTGGTATGACTTTATACCAAATTGGTTCTGCTTACGCTGAAGCAAGTAACAGACCTGCAGCTCTTGGTATTATGCCTGTAAGATTAAGTAACTATACTCAAATCTTCCGTAATACTTGGACTATCTCTGATTCAGTTAGAGCTACACAAGTTGCAGCTGGTGATAGTACTGTTGCTGAGAGTCGTCAAGATTGTATGGCTTTCCATGCTACTGATATTGAGAAAGCTATTATCTTTGGACAAAAAGCTTTAGGTTACTCAAACGGTGGAGTGAATGGTACTCAACCAAGACGTATGATGGATGGACTTATTAGTATCATAGGTCAGTTAAGTAACTACCCTTCCTCTTATGCAGCAGCTAACGTAACTACTATTACTACTGGTTCTTTATCAGGCGCTAACATAAGTACTGCATTTGCTACTCTTGAAACTGCTTTAGACCCAGTGTTTAACCAAGCTTCAGACCCTAAACATGCCAATGAGCGTCTTATGTTTGTAGGTGGTGCTTCTAAGCGCATACTTAATAACATTGGTAAAGCTTCTGGTACTATTTGGTTGCAAACACAAGAAACAGCTTGGGGCTTACAATTCTCCGAGTTCCATACTGCTCGTGGTAACTTTAAGATTATTGAACATCCACTGTTTAACTCTAACCCTATGTGGGCTAAAGCTGCATTAGTAGTTGACCCTGCTGCTATTAAGTTAGCTTACCTTGGTGACCGTAAAACTCAGAACCGTGAGTTTAACGTTAATATGCGTGACCTTGACCCAGTTGATTCCGGTATTGATGCTGTTGGTGGAACTCTTACTACTGAAGTAACTTTGTTATGTAAGAATCCTCCAGCTTGTGCTATGTTATGGAATATGAGCTAATAAGCTACTACCAATCTCCTCGGTGATATAACTTTAAGTGTCAGGTAGTACTCAATACTGGCACTCTTTTTATACCAACGTGATTAACTACTATAAATAAGGTAATAAAATGTCTATTGAAAAATCGTATAGGTTTAATGGTATGGGCGCTATTAGTGCAGCCTCCGGCAATCGTTATGCTCCAGACAGTTCAGGTTATATAACTACTTCTAAGGAAAGAGAGCAAGTAGAATTAGATGCTCTCTGTGATGGTGAGATACTTGTATCTGCTGAACGTGAAGCCATACTTACACTATCAGTTGAAGAGCAAATTTCTATTGCTAACAAAGTTGCTACTGATGCAGTTGATGCAGAAGTTGCTAGAGTTGTAGCTAAACAAAAAGCTATTAATGATGCTATTATTGCTAATGATGAGTTACGTAAATTAAACGCAATTCAAGCTGCTAACGATGCTGCTGCAGCTGCTAACAACGTACTAGCTATGGCTGCTGCTGCTGATACAACAGCTAAGTTGATTATGGCTTCTGAAGCAGCTCTTACTGCTAATGCTGTTGCTGCAACTGCAACTGCTGCTGCTGATTCAGTAAGTAAATTAGCTTCATTAAAAGCTACTGCTGTTGCTAAAGCTGCTGACGATGCTGCTATTGCATCTGCCAGTAAAGCAATTAACTCAGTAAGTAACTCTACTGCTAAGTAACAAGGTATAAATATGACGGCTCTAGCTGATTTAATAACAGATGTATATAGTATTACTAACAGGCCAGACTTAGTTAGTGAGACTATATACTGCATTAAGAAAGCAACTCTGCGACTACATCAGTTAGAGCAGTTTCCTAAAGACCTTAAAGAAGTAAAGATTACAGGTTTAGTTAGTACTAGCACCATAGATAATCGGTATAGTATAGATACTTCGCTAACACCTTTTGTTAGATTTAGAGCATTACTATACATAAGAGATGAACCTTTAGTACCAGCTACAGTTACTCCTATAGATAACTACCAAGAAGTACCAGCTGATATAATCATGAATGGTTATCAGCAAGAATTTCCAGAGTATTACTACCGTGTTGGTAATGCTATTAACTTGAGAACATCTAAAACAAGTGGACAAGTTAAAATAGGTTACTACTCTAATCCAGATGTAGGAAGTACAGGAGTTACACCTAGCTACAGTAGTTGGATAGCAGACTTATATAGCATGGCAGTTACAGATGATGCTGCCGCGCAGATATTTAAACTAATAGGTAAAGATGAGGAGTACAGTAGATTCAGAGAAATATCAGCTGATAACTTCCGACTGCTAGTAATGAGTCAAATTACTTAATACTTTTTTACACTTATACTAGATACTAAGCGAGAAATACTATGCTAGGATTAGACTCTGCATCCCTTGGAACTTATGTGTTAAATGGCCTAGTACTTATATTAGCCTATTTTATTAAAGCATCTGTAAATGATTTACGGGGTGATATTAAAGCCTTAAAAGATAAACAAGAACTTACAGATAAGGAAATAAATAAGTTAGAGGTATCAATGCCTACTAACTATGTACAACGTGGTGACTTTAATACACTATTTAATCGTATAGATGAGTTACAAAGAACTACTCATGAGAGTCTTATGGATATACACTCTCTATTAATAACTATGAATAACAACCAAAGATAGGTTATTACTATGTCTCAACTTATACTAAAGGCTAACCTGCTTTCTATAGATGTAATACCTTGCACTAGGTTTGCTGGCAGGGATGTTATAGTTCCTGGACAAGACCAGAAGAATACAGCTGGTGTAATGGGTACTGCTTCTAAGAATATAGGCAGCCCAGAAGTATACTATATACATAACGTAATGCCTACTTCAGAAGGTATGAAATCAATAGGTTTTCGTACTGTTAAAAAATCAGCTAATATAACTATTGGAACTAGGTCAATAACAGCTGTGAGCCTTACAACAGGTACTCCCTTTGTACCATCTGTAGGTACTACTTATCCATCAAACATACTAAATAGTACTGCAGCTCTTCCATCTGTTAAGATAGCTCCTACTTACACATCTGCTTGTGTTGTTAAATCAGGCTTAATAATCACTAGTCCTAGTGGTAGCGTTGGAGATAACTTTGGTTTATATGATACGGTAAATAGTAGGCTTCTGGCTTATATACAAATAGATTCCATAACAACTACTAGCAGTGGTGCAATATTCGGTATTATAGTATCTGCTTATGTATATGGAAAGACAGCTCCAGTAGCTACTATGTATGTTACTACTGTAGGAGTATCGCCACTAACTACTGATATGTTTGAGATTGAGTATATTGGTTCTACCGTAGTATTTAGTTTTAATGGAATAATTAAGTATATAGCTACTGTTTCTGACTCTTCTAGTATAGTAGCTGGCTTAACAGTACAAAGTAGTTTTAAATGGACTTTTAATGTTTACTCACCTTTTACTAACATAGTATATGGACAGTATTCGGTACTAGCAACTACGCCTGTATTTGATATGGCACAGATAATAGAACTAAGAGACAATAAAGGTAACTATGGACACCTTGGAATTACACTTGCAGGTAAAGCTTATATAAGCACTAATACTAACATTGCATGGGCAGCCTTAACAGGAGGTGCTGCTATATGGAAAGCTAATGATGTAACCAAAGCTTATGCTTCAGGTGTTACTTACTTGTGTAATCCATTAGATAGTCTTTATACTATTAACCTACTTACAGGCGTAGCTACTGTACCAACACTTACATTAAATACTTCAGGAGTTTCTCCTATAGTTATGAATACCATAGTAGGTATAGTTGGTTCTTATAACTATCTTATAATGCATAATGGTCAATCAGTGCTGTGGTCTAGCGCACTTAACCCACTAGACTTTAATCCCTCATTAGTTACAGGTGCAGGTTCAGCTATACCTACTAGCCTTGGAGCACTAATACTTGTTATGCACCCTATCAACTTAGGTTTTGCTATCTATACAGGTACTAATATAGTTATTGTTGCTTTTAGTGGAAATAGTCAGTATCCTTGGATATTCAAGCCAGCATATAACTCAGCAGGTATTACTAAGGTATCTGATGTATCAGTATCAGGAGAGGATGGAACTAACTATGCATGGACTTCGGCCGGTATATTGCAAGTATCTGCAACAGGAACTGCTCAAGTATATTCCGACATAGCTGACTATCTAAGTAGCAGACTGTTAGAAGACTTTTCTTATGTAACTAATACACTTACTCTTAGTTACCTTACATCTGATATTCTTACTAAAATAACTTATGCAAATTCTAGATTTGTCTGTATTAGCTACGGAGTTACTACTCTTACTCATTGTTTCATATACGATATAGCTCTTAAACGATGGGGTAAAGTTAGAATACCTCATGTAGCTGTACTTGGTTATACAGGAGCTCCAGAAGCTGTAGCTAGCACTGACTATTACTATCCCTCTACAGCATCTACTCATAAACTTATGAGTTTTTTACAGCTAGACGGTTCTATAGTTAATATGGTATTTTCTTATGGAGATACTAACCACTCTGCAGTGCTTATACTAGGTAAGTTTCAAGTAACACGTACTAAGGTATTTACACTTCAAGGTGTATCAGTAGATAACGTAGATGCGGCTAATACAGCTAACTTTTCTATACAAATACAGACATCTATGGACGGTAAATCAATTACAGATAAGATTACTAACCCAGTACTTATTTCTAGCGGAGCACTTACTAGAAGTTATGGCTGTAGAGTTACAGGGGTTAATCACTCCGTAGTAGTATCTGGAGCATTTGACTTGGTAGATGTTATACTTACAATCACAACTCATGGTTCAAGATAGGAGTACTAAGTAATGTTTACTAGCCAAGTTAATATGCAGTTACCTATGAGCCCTAGAACTACTGACCAAGAGCTTTATGGGGAACTATCTGTATTATATAACAGTATGAATGTATTACAGTTAGCTGTTAATGCTATACTTACACAAACAGGTTTACTATTAAATAGTGGTGCAGGCTACTCTGGTATTACTGGAAGTGGCGGTACAGGAACAGGTTCAGGAGGTTATTCAGGAATAACTTCTGGTGGATATAATAAGCTACAAGTAAAGGCTAGTGTTACAATGTATCCTGGTGATATAATAACATTAGTTAATAGCCCTCTAACAGCTAATTATACTGCACCTAACTTAAATATATTAACAGCAGGTTTAGCTTCAGCTGACTATGTATCAGTAATTACTTCACTTACACCTGCTAATGATACTAACTTTTCGGCTTACTCAAGTACAACAGGTTTTACTACATATAACTATGCGACTGTTTATAACTGGTATAACCCAACTACGGCTACTACTATTGTAGGCCATTTAGTACGAGAACCTAACCTAGCACAAGGTTACGTAAGTGATATTAACCCTATAGTAGCTGGAGCTGTAGGAGAAGTAACAGTTTCTGCTGGATTGATAACTACTATTACTAACCCTATTATAATGCCGGGAGTTAATTACTATCTTAATAAAAGCTATTATATGTCAGGTGGCGTACAAACAGATACTGATGGTACAATAAGAGCTAGACCATTATATTTAACTGAGGCTCCTGGTACTGGCGGCCCTGTAGTAAGTGCTAACTTATACTTTAATCAATACATAGGAGTTGGTGTTGCTCTTGGTGTATTGTTATTTAAC